GTCGATGTTACAACACACGTCGACGATGCAAAGTAAGTATCATATGACACAAACAGAGTATCGCCGGCGGTTAGCCGGCACTGTAGTTGCACTCCATAGCCTTATGGGCTGTGTTGTGCGCCTTAGTGGCGAGATACGTGAGTGTCGAGATGCCAGATTCGGTTCTGCCAAGCATTGCAGCTTGGTGAATCGCTATGGCGGTCTCGACTCTCTGTATAATCGTATGGAAGCAGTCCTGAAAGGGGCTGCGGAAGTACGGTCGTACAGAGCGTATCTAATTCGTTGGTTCAATGGATCCAGAATTGGATCCATCGTTCCATCGCGTGTTCGATAGGCAATAGATTTTTGGCCTATCACGTAGCATCATAACCAGTAGCCAATAGAGGTACAGCGCATGTTTAACAACGACATCACGCTGACGGGGACGAGCGTCGCTAAGACGTACTCGCTCATATCAGTGAATGGCGGTAAAGCCATTCGTTCTGATGCCACTGCTACAATCGGAGAGCCGCGCATTCTGACGATTTCTCATCAGAAGGCCGACCGCTCGTTTGGAGTAGTGGACCGTCATCTCGTTCGCTTTGACGAAACGATTAGTGGCACTTCGCCACAACCGGACGTCAACGTGACTGTGCAGCTCGTAATTGAGATGCCCAGGGACGTAGCGACCCTTGCTCAGGTTACCGACGTTAAAGACCGTCTTGTGTCCTTTTTGAACACAAGTGGTTATTTGGCGAAGGTCCTGAACAATGAACCCTAGTAATAGGTGTTCGACCCCTCCAAAAACAAGGAGGAGATCCGTCGCTTCTACCTTATGTAGATCCACGAGGTGTGCGTTGTATATGATGTTACAACTACGGTTCTTCAGATGGATGGTGAAAGCCATCATCTGGAGGAAGTAGTAGTCATCGGGCATTGTATACAACTCAGGCTCAGTGTTATGAAGTTGCCATAGTGCTGCTGTATGCTAGAAAGATAACCATAATGGTATCTGTAATAGCTAAGCAGAGAGAGTTATATCTCTCACTCTATTGCGACCTCTACACTGACATAGCTGAGAAGCTATTAGTTCCAGTTAAGGAGTCACGGCGCGATATACAAGAAATTGTATATCGCGTCGGCAATGAGGGGCTTTCGTTTTTGACGAAAGCCCTTCCGCAACTTGGGAAAGCACTTGACAAGTGCCTTTCCAAGGATGAACCTCTGACAATCCCAAGCACTTTTTCTAAGTGTAAGGGACGAGCAGTACCGAATTTGTTTCGGTGGCTGTTCTCAAAGGTTATCACTCCGTCCGGGTTTGTAAGCCCGGAGGCTGATACGGTAGTTCTCATTGAGTTACGGCAGCTTATGTATTGCTTATATAAGCTCGAGATTCCAGCTACAGAGTCCCAGAAGACTAAAGTGCTTCAGGACTTTGTTTCTGTTGACGCAGGGCTCGACAAGCCCAGTAATATCGATCAAGAATGGATTGAAGAGAC